CGTACACATAGCACTCATAACAGCGATATCCTCCTTAGCATAACCAAGCTTCTCTCCTATTCGGAGAAGAATATTGCATGCTGTAGTCATGATTTCGCATAAAATGGTAACATCGAACTTCTTGTAATCCCATCCAAGAATTGCGTCCTTGTACTTGGCTACAAATTCTTGTAGTTGTTGCCATTCGGGACCCATACAGTTAATTCCTACTGCGCACTCAGACATCAAAGGATGCAAACTGAGAAATCGCATGATTCCCAGGAAGTACTGTCGGATCAAAAGGGTAAAAACAAGAGGACACGCTTGGAAAACGCGGACTTTTTCAGAAGTTAGAGATTTAGCTTCGTCCTTAAGACATGCCATATAAACAGCAAAGTATCTCTCTCCACGCTCGTAGCAGGCTATAGCACGCTTGTACTCAGCAAAAACTCGCTCAGAGAGATTCCAGTCATCATCTATCTCATTGGATTTAGGTCCAAAGAGTGGGTGACCACAACTGGTTGCACGTTTGATAGCGTCAATGAATCGAACACCAGGGATACCGCGAATAGCTTCCTGAAGAGTAAGCTTTCTACAGTATGGATCGGTATTCTCCTCAGCCAATTTCAATAGGGGTTCTTCATAGTCCTCTCTTGCTCGCTTCAATAGTTTCGGATGAAATGGTTCAGGTTCGTCAACCATAGAAGTGAGAGTGAGATTATACGCTTTCCAATTGGGGGTCATTTTAGGAGGACCCCATTTATTTTCAACACCAGTAACTTCAGTCACTGCATCAGAAATAACGGATTTCACTACGTTACTCTTAGATTGCGGGCGGAATTTTGTTGACCCGTAAACAATAAGAGGACTTTCTGATGGTAGTGTTGCGAACATCGATCGTTCATGGACTTTTGTTGAGTCCAGGAGCTTCTTGCCATAAAAACTATCGGGAAGACTTGTATATTTCCCTAGCGCAATTACATCTGGTAGTTGGAACAACTTGGATTGTAAAACTTCAAGATCGTTCCTAGTGATGCATTGCATTACGCCAACGTTTTTCTGGTCACAGGCTCCAATGAACATTCCGACCAAAGCAGGCACCTTGGTTGTGGATATAATGGGAGATCCACACAAACCATAAGTGCTCTCGGTAAAACGAAAATTCGCACCATAGAATTCGGTGTTGAGAGTTCC